CGGCAAGTATCTTTGACTGAACATGGCTCTTTAAATACTTTTTGAAGCATGGTTTGAACTCTTTAAACCGTCTGGAGGCGTTCAATATGTCATAGGTGACACTCATACGCTGTATGTCTTTATTGCCGTCAACCACCGCAAAATCCATCAATTTATCCAAAAAAGCCACTCGGTACTGAATTGGTAAATAATGTAGGTTAAGACCGGTAAAGTGGTCATTTTGAATGTCTAATACCAGTACCAAAGGGAATCTATCATAATATGGTAAGTCTGCTTTGGTCTTGGGGTCATAATAAAAGAAATATAGTCCACCATTGTAAAAGTGGTTACTTCTATCTTCTCGTGCAATCGTAGAAGCAATACCTGTTGGATTACTGAGTGAACTTATTTTCTTGGTTAACCAACGATAAGAATCACGACCCATCGTTTGAAGTTCCGAAGCGGTCTTTTGTTTTGCTAATTGTGTAAGTTTAGATGCCATTGATTATTTAGTTACAGTCCGAGATGGTCTTCCGTAAGAACCTTGAACTCCCAACCACGGTCCAAAGCAAATTCAGTAGCGGCTTTCCATTTAGATTGATTAACACCCCATGTGGTCACTTCATTGATGTATTGTTTGGTAATTCTTTTACGAGGTTCTGGTGGTTGTGATTGTCGTTTGGGTTTAACCTCTAGTATCATGGTTTTGAGTTTACCATCTCTGGTTCTCATTTTCACAAGAAAGTCTGGAAAGTATCTGTGCCATTGGCCATCAACAGGAGATTTATAGGGAATAATAAGTTCTTCTGAAGCCCACGAGATTATATCAGGATTTCGGTCAAGCCAAGACATGACTTTTACCTCCCAGCTCGACCGGTAGATAATATTGTTATAGTCCCCAATGTATTTTTGAGGGTTGGATGGTGTAAATCGTCCAGAATATGCCATAAATATACTTATATCTTTTTTAGGACAACCATGGCTATCATCTCTATACCAACATCAATCGGTGGTGTATCTATTCCAGGTAACATTATTAATGGTCCTCTTGGAGCATTATTTGGTAATAAATTTGGCATAAACAGTTATCAATATCCACGAGATTTGGGTTCGGCAACAAAGGGTCACATTGTTCAATTTTCAGTTAATGAAATTGATCCTATTACTTATGAAGAAGCCAAAAAGTTCATCAACAAAGGCACTTCAATTGAAGGTTTGAAAGAACAATTTAGTTCCGTTAAAAACTTTTTTAGCGGTGATGCACAAAAGACTTTAAATTTCAAACCAAAGAAAAAACGAAAAGTTGCAACCATCTCTCTATATATTCCCGATACACTAAACTTTCAATATAATGCAGGTTATGGTAATTTATCTTTAATGGATGTTGCCAAAGAAGCTACAGGAGCTTTTACTAGTGCCACTAGTGGTGTGAACAAAGAAGGCAAAAGAAATCATCCTATATTAAATACTTTGGGTAAAATAGGAAGTTTAGGTTTAACTGTTGCACAATCTAATGCAGCCAAACTTGCACTCTCAACACAAGGTCTTGCAATTAATCCCCAACAACAATTATTATTTGAGGGTATTGATTTTAGAACTTATCAAATGGCATTCACTTTCACACCATATTCTCGCCAAGAAGCAGAAGCTGTGAAAGAAATTATTAAGTTGTTTAGATATCATGCAGCCCCACAAATTACAACGGCAGCTGCTGGTATGTTTTTTGTGCCGCCATCTACATTTGATTTGGACTTTTTGTTTAATGGTCAGAGAAACGGAAATGTAACCCGTGTGGCAGAAAGCGTCATTGAAAGTATTGATGTCAACTATGCACCTAATGGTTGGTCTGCACATGATGATGGAGCACCGGTACAAACAACATTAACAATGAATTTTAAAGAAATCGAACTCATCGACAAAGATAAAATTAAGGCAGGATATTAATGCAATACTTTGATACTTTACCAAAAATAATTGAAACTGATAATGTTGGTGTTTCACGAGTATTCACCAACCTTCTGGCAAGAGCCAGTATTATACCTGATGTATTAAAGAATCCTCTTGTTTACTACTCATACGATATACAAGAAGGTGACACACCAGAAATCATTGCATACAAATACTATGGTGATTCATATAGATATTGGATTGTTTTATTTGCAAATGAACTGTTAGACCCACAATGGTCATGGCCAATGGATTCTACAGTATTTGATTCATATATGGCAGAGAAGTATCCGTCTGGTAATACAACAACCACGGTTTATAGTTATGAAAAGAAATTAACTCAAACAGATAATTCTACCAACACAGTAACAATTAACACGATTGATGTAAATCAAACAGAATACAACAGTATTATTCAAAATACAGAAACATATTCTATTGGTAACTCTACTGTAACTGTTGCAACCACAAAAAGAATCGTTACTATCTATGATTATGAGTATGAGTTAAACGAATCAAAAAGAAAGATAAACATATTAAACTCGGTCTATGTTGACCAAATGGAATCACAATTTAAATCATTGATGTCACAATAATATGGAAAACAATCAGCAAGTTCCAGTAGTTGAATCTCCTGGTGCTTATTATCCTCAAGACTTTTCGATACAGACACTTAATCTGTTGACCGCAAGTGGCCAACGATTTGAGTTAAAGAAACTATTGGTTGAACTGTCATATTTTGAGGACATCTACAGTTTTGTTACTTCTGGTTATATTACATTAGTTGATGCACAAGGATTCTTGGAACTCTTTCAATTAACTGGTAATGAATATATTGAAGTTAATTTTGGTAAAATACGAACAGGTACAAATTCAACCGACCAATTGTTTAGAATCTATAAAACCAGTGATAGAAAGCCTAGTGGTAATTTAAATAGTGAGGTGTATACTCTTTATTTTTGTTCTGAAGAATTATTATTATCTGAACAAGTTAAAATTAGTAAATCGTATACTGGCATGGAAATATCCAAAATAATTGACGATATTTTAGTTGAAAAATTAAAAGTAAAAAGAAAAAATATACAGGTGATAGAACCAACAATTGGTATGTATGACTTTGTTATACCTCGATTGAAACCTTTTGAGGCCATCAGTTGGTTATCAACCTATGCACGACCAAAAGTAACAGGCACAGTAGGTGCTGATATGTTATTTTTTGAAACCAAGAATGGTTTTAATTATAGGTCACTACAATCTATGTTTAAAGAACCAATCTATGGCACCTATCGTTATCAGGCCAAAAACATTGAAGATTCGATTCAAGACTTTCAAGAAAAAACTATTACAGTATTAGATTATGAATTTGTCAAAACCTATGATGCATTAGAAGATATCAATTCTGGCACATTTGCCAATAAACTCATTTCAATTGACCCATTGGCAAGAACATATAAAACAACTGAGTTTAATTACAAAGATTACTTTGAGAAAAAGAAAACATCTTCTTTAAATAAAAATGATGTATTGGTACCACTTAAAAATAGATTAGGCAAAACACAAAACGAATCTTTTGATTCTCGTATTAAAGTATTAACATCAAATGCTTCACAGAATCAATTACAATATGTTAAGAATATTCCCGGTTCTGTTGCAAAAGATATTGCCATTGAAAATTATATACCGTTAAGAACGGCACAACTTGGTCTGGCCAATTATACTGTTGTTAAGATTACTATACCTGGTGATCCTGGTATCACTGCTGGTCGAACCATTGAATTTAATCTGTTGACATTGAAACCTTCAACCAATAAAAAAGAGTTGGATAGATATTATTCGGGAACATATTTGGTGAGTGCTGTAAGACATATTATCAGTTCTGGTGGTGTGTATCAAACTGTTTTAGAAATTACTAAAGACAGTTCACCAACAGCATATTCACAGATTGATAACAATAGTTCTGAATTTAAGAAAGCGGTAGATGAATAACTTTTTAGGTAAAGATGGATTTAATTGGTGGTATGGTGTCGTAGAGGACAATGCTGACCCTTTAAAGACTGGTCGTGTGCGTGTCCGTATCTTTGGTTATCATACTGACAATCTACAAGAACTACCTACTAAAGATTTGCCATGGGCTCAACCATCGTTATCACCTAGTAATTCAAAAACATTTAGTCCACCACGATTGGGTGACTATGTTATGGGATTCTTCTCTGATGGTGATTCAGCTCAGGCACCAGTCATTATGGGTGTGTTTCCTGGTTTTGAAACATCTTATGATAAGTCAAAAGGTTTTTCACCTCAAAGTAATTTAAAACAAGCAACACCACCAACAGGCCAAATACAATATCAAGTGGGTCAACCAACATTGGCACCATTAGCACGAGGTGTTGTGGCAAATACTGCCATCTCACAGGCCAATTCTAATTTGGCTCATGTGTGTGATATACCTGCAGGTATTAAGTTTGAGATTGCAAAATTAACCATATCAGTAAGTGGCCTAATTAATACATTACGAACAACAATTGAAGGCCTGTGGGCTAGCACTTCAGGTTCACCGTTTGCGGATGAAATTCGTAATGCCATCAAGACAATTAAAGCAAAAGTAAAACAAATACAAAAATTTATTCGTGACCAATTAGAGCCATTACAAGATATACAAAAATTTATACAATCACTACAAGAATTAATCCAATATATTGCCACACTACCATCACGAATCGCTGCTTTTCTAAAACAATGTTTAAGTGAAGCAACAAAAGGTATATCTGATGCAATTAATGTTGGTAAAGATATTGCCAAAGAGATTGAAGGCATTCGTCAAGACCAATTAGCGGTTGTTCTAGATAAACAATTATCTATTGAAAATGAAAAAGTTCCGACTTCTTCAACTAATTTTGAGAGACCTTGATGACAATATACGCATGGACTGAACCTGAATCAGCAGCTAATACCGATTATCAACCGATATATCCGTATAACACAATTCAACAAACTGAAGGTGGTCATTCGTTTGAAATGGATGATACACCAACTCGTGAACGGGTGCGGTTACAACACCGTTCTGGTTCTTTTATTGAAATGCACCCAAATGGTGATGAGGTACACAAAATTATTGGTAAAGGTTATGAAATCATTGCCTCTGATAAAGATGTATTGATTAAAGGTATTTGTAATATCACTATACAAGGTGATTCCGTTCTTAATGTGCAAGGTGATGCCTATACACAGATTGATGGTGACGCTTACGAGAACATCAAAGGCAGTGTTAAACAAGTGGTGCAAGGTGATTCTCGTTTGATTGTTAATGGTGATATTGATATTGACTCGTCTGGTGACATCAATCTAGGTGCCTCGACAGTTAATATCAATGCTGACCTGATGGTACGAGGTGATATTGGTTGTTCACAGTCTATACAGGCTGATGGCAATATCACCGCTAAGATTTCACTATCAGCAACTAAATCAGTTGAAACAATTGGTTATATGATTGCAGGTACAACAATTAATGCTGGTATTTCTATGTTTGCACCAATGGTGTCTGATATGTTTGGTTCAGTAGAAATGTTTAGAATGAAAGTCAATACGCATGTGCATATTGGCAACAGAGGATTCCCAACTTCTGTACCAACAGCACCAATGGAAATTTAAAATGAGTATATACGCTAGATTAGGATTTAATTTTGATACTGCCAAATTTGATGGCGCAGATACTCTTTCATCAGGAGTTTTAAATTTTCTTAGTAATACTTCAATTAATCTATCTCAATGGCAGATAGATGATATTTCTTCTAATACAGTTTATGGATATTATCAGAATCCACATAACGATAATTTAGGAATACTATCTGTCTTTGTAACTGGTATTGCTTCTTATGCAAACACAATTAACTACAATTATAATAATACAGATTTAGCTAATACGATGGCTAATGTTGCATTATCAACTTATAGTTCATTACAAAACTTTGCAAATCATACAAACAATCTTTCTGGTGTAACTCGTTCAACTGACCCAACATTGTATCCTGATTTAAATTCTGCTTTGGCTGTTGGTCGTCAAATGTTAAATATTACAAATAAAAGTGATGGTGTTCAGAATAATACTCCTATACTTGGTAATTTTACCAGTTTGTATATTGGGCCAGATTTATCATCTCAGGCAAATGTTTTAGCCAATGATTATATTGTTTTAAGTAATTCTTTTTCTGGCGCAAACAGTAATGTTTCAAATGCCACAATGAATACTATTATACTTGATATTCAGACATTACAAACTTTAATTGATACCAGAAAAAATGAAGATATAACTTTCTACACGAATTCAAATGAGATAATGCAAGAATATTTTACTGTTTTACAATTTTCAAATCTTGGTGCTACACAAAACTCATTAATTGAATTGATTGGTACAGATAAACTGAAAGAAGATTTATCATGAGTTATACAATATCGGTTCCTGTCGCCTCAATACAAAAAGCAGCTGAATACAGCAACACCATTACCATTGTTACAAATGGTGTAAGTTTTGCCAATGGTTCTTCTTTGACATCATATTATACTCCTTATCCTAGTGGAAGCAATAGTGGTGGTGGAAATGGTGCAACTGGTGCTACAGGTCCAACAGGACCCACAGGTGCTACAGGTCCAGCAGGTCCATCCGGTGGACCTACTGGTTCAACTGGTCCATCAGGTGCAACTGGTGCTACAGGACCAATAGGTCCATCAGGTCCTGCAGGCGGTGCTACAGGCGCAACAGGACCAACAGGTCCGACTGGACCTACAGGTCCCACAGGACCAACAGGTGCCACAGGAACACAATACACAACAGCATCAAATGTTCAATTAAATTCTTTAGGCATTGGAACACCTGCATCAGGTACGACTGGCGAGATTCGTGCCACTAATGAGGTCACCGCTTATTATTCTTCTGATGAAAGATTAAAAGAAAATATTAAAGAAATTGGTGCAGCTCTTTATAAACTACGCAAAGTTCGTGGTGTTATGTTTGATTGGAAAGATGAAGTTATTGAAAAACGAGGTGGTGAAGATAATTATTTTGTGCGTAAACACGATACAGGTATAATTGCACAAGAAATTGAACAGGTGTTGCCTGAAGTGGTTGCAGTTAGAGAAGATGGATACAAAGCAGTTCGTTATGAAAAACTTGCCGGCATTATTATTCAAGCAATTAACGAATTGGCCGATGATGTAGAAGAAATAAAACAAAGGTTGAAGTAAAATGCCATTACCATCAAGTGGTGCAATGCGGATGGCCGCCGATATTGGTGTCGAACTTGGTAATACAGCAACATCAATGATATCGTTAGGTGCCACAGCACCAAGAACATTGGCTAATGTGACATCAGGCGCAATTCGTGTGGCTGCTGATTTTTATGGTAAAGCGTCTGCATTTATCTTTAATCAGACAATATCATCCAACACAAATGACTATAATCTGAGGAATGCTGCAATTGCTGCTGGATGGAATCAAGTATTAGCATTAAATGCAACTGTTACAATTAACGCTGGTGTATTCGTTGGATCGACTTCAACAGGATCGGCAGGATTTACAACGGGTTCTAGTTTTCCTGCTGGATCGACACTTTCAATAATAAACAATGGTTTCATTGTTGGTCGTGGTGGTAATGCCGGATCAGCTGATCCAACTTCTGGTTCTGGCGGCGGTGGTGGCGGTGGTGTTTCAAACGGTTCTGCAGGATCAGCAGGAGGTCCAGGCGCCGCTGGTACGAATGGCACCAACACGTCTGGCGGTTCAGGTGGAACTCGGCAAACTTTAAGACTTCCAGGTGCCGGAGGCGGAAGTGCCAATTATAGTGGATCACCAGGATCAACCGGAGGACTGGCTTTATTAATTCAATATGCAACTACTGTAACAAATAATGGCACCATAGGTGGCGGTGGTGGTGGCGGTGGTGGAGGATCTGGAACAGTCAGAACTATTTTTCCAGGTGGTGAGCAAACACTAATTGTAGTTGCTGGTGCTGGTGGTAACGGTGGTGGATTGGGATCAGCAGGTAGTGCAGGAGAAACAATTGTAGCTGGCGCTAATGGTGGTGCCGGTGGATCTGCCGGTGCAGCCATAAACGGAAACTCAAATATTACATGGCTGGCAACAGGAACACGATTAGGTGCAATTTCATAAAATTCGATTTTTTGCGTTCCGGCCCTAAATTTTTTTGACGCAATTTCAAATACTAAAAAAGCGATTTTACTCCTAGAGCATAATAAATAAGAAGATGGCACTAACAATAACAAAAATATACTCTGACATTGACTTCACCTTTACCAAAAAACCGGTAACGGCTGATGTGGCACTTAGCTACGATGACCAAGCGGTCATTCGTTCTATTCGTAATCTATTGTTGACCAATCACTTTGAAAGACCTTTTAATCCAGATTTAGGTTCAAATCTTAATGCCTTATTGTTTGAACTAGTATCACCTTTAACGGCCGCATCGTTGGAAAGAGAAATCACCACGATGATTGACAATTATGAACCAAGAGCTAGAGTAAATCAAGTGATTGTAACTCCTCTTCCAGACAATAATGCTTATAATGTCTATCTCAGTTTCTATATTGAGAATGCCACATTACCGACAACAGTAACCCTACTTTTAGAGAGAAATAGATAAAATGGCAGGTGCTAATTCTAATATCCAAATGACAGATTTGGATTTCAATACAATTAAGAACAATCTAAAGACATA